AATAAAGAAACAGTAGAGGCATCATTAGCACAACAGATTGAACTATTAAAGAATCCTGTTACTGCTAGTGGTACACCTTGGTAAGATTTTTAACTAAAAGGAGTATTAAATGAGTGAACACACGAAAAAAACTCAAATAACTGTAGATGATGTAGTTTACAACTACGAAGATTTAACACCTGAACAACAGAAATTGTTTAGACATTGCGTTAGTTTAGATTCAAAAATAAACTCTGCAAGCGATAATCTTGAACAATTAATGGGTGGTAAAGAGCATTTTATTAAGAAATTAAAGGATTCTTTAGAAAGTTAAGTATGGACATGGGTGCAGAGAACGATAAACGAATATCAGTACATGAGGCGATATGTGCTGAGAGATATCAACGCATAGAGGAATCATTTGAAAGAGGTTCTAAGCGTATGGCTCGCATCGAATATATGCTCTATGCAATCATGTTATTTACTTTCTTTGGTAAAGACACTTTTATGGAGTTGCTACAAGCGGTCATAGTCAAATGATGCCTGAAGGATTCTTGATTGAAAAACTAGCACCAGCACTAGGTGGTTTATTTGGTGGTCTTAGTCTTGCTATGTTTTGGACTCCTGAAAAACTACAAGAGAAAGGTAAGGTTGCAAGTGTATTTATAGCTGGTGGTATAAGTGCAATGGCAGGCTTTGCGTTCACAGGAATAGTAGCTGAAAAGTTAAGTATTAGTTCTGATAAGCTAGATGTTTTAATTGGATTAGCGTGGGTGCTTGGAATGTGTAGCGTAGCTATCATTAATTGGGTATCTAATTACATGGTCAAGCGTGAACACATGGACATTAGTGAAGTAGCAGAAGAAATTAAGCAAAAAAGAGCAAAGAAATGACATTAATTCATTGGCTCATGTCTATATTAGTAATTGAACTAATTGCAGTCTTTGTAGTAGCGTTTTTAGCGTTTAGTGGATTCTTTACAGATATGCGTATGTTAAGCAAGATTGGTATCTTTGTATTAACTACTGGATTGATGGTTCAGGTCATGCGTTCATTACACTTCTTTGAGTATGGTGCATACCCTATAGATACTTTTTTTCCTCTTTGGATAACTAAAGACATAGGTGCATCTATTATCATATTTGACTTAGCGTTACTTCATTTTAGAAAGGCTAAATAATGTTCCCACTTACAACTTTGTTTGATGTTGGTATGAAAGTCTTAGATAAGTTTATTCCAGACCCAGAGGCTAAAGCTAAAGCCCAACAAGAGTTACTACAAATGCAACAAGAAGGTAAATTAGCAGAATTAAACGCTGATAATATAGAGGCTCAAGAACTCACCAAGCGACAATCTGCTGATATGATGTCAGACTCTTGGCTCAGTAAGAACATTCGCCCTATGACGCTTGTATTCATTCTAATGACCTATACTACCTTTGCTATGATGAGTGCATGGGATATTGAAGTAAATAACAATTATGTAGAGTTATTAGGTCAATGGGGGATGTTAATTATGTCATTCTATTTTGGTGGCAGAACGCTAGAAAAAATTATGGATATGAAGAAAAATGCAACTAAGTGAACATTTTAGCCTTGAAGAACTTACGCATACAGATCATCGTGAATTTGACAATACTCCAAACGATGTTGAACTCAGCAATCTTACACGCTTGGCAGAGTTTCTTGAACAAGTTAGAACGCTATTGGGCAAACCCATTTTTATTAATAGTGCTTTCCGTTCTAAACTGGTTAATGATGCTGTGGGTTCTAAAGATACTAGTCAGCATAGGGTTGGTTGTGCTGCAGACTTGAGAGTAATAGGAATGACTCCTGATGAAGTAGTTAAGGTCATTATTGCTAGTGACCTTAACTTTGATCAAATAATCAGAGAGTTCGACAGATGGACACATATAAGTATCCCAAACTCAATTCATAACCAGCCACGAAAACAAGCCTTAATCATTGATAAAAGTGGAACACGCTTATACAGTAGTGCAGTCTGAAGTCTAAGCATATCTTTATCTGTTTCAATATAAGGTTTATAGTAGTGAATACTTTTCTGTACTTTCATGGTTTCTTCACCAGTTTATACATCTTAAACTTGCGACTTTCATGCCAACGATCTTCAATAATATAACCTTTGGCTCTGAGTTCACCGACTCTTGTGCTTAACTTCATAGTGCCTGCTTTGTGTAGTGCATCTAAAGGACTAATCCATTTGTGTAATGCTTGAACAATCAATTCGTACTGTTTCATATCTTTTCCTCATAGTAAGCTAAGTATTCATCAAGTTTTAAATTTCTAGGTTGATGGAAAAATACACGATTTTTTAAGTCGTATTCCTCCATAAATGCTCGACTATTTTCTAGTTTAATCTGATTAATAACATCCTCTAAAACATAGTTCGGTTTGCCAAAATCAGGGTTTTCTACTCCATTAATCATTCTAGGTCTAGCTGCAGCCTTTAACTGTAATTTTTGTCGTTCTGTAAGCATAGTTGTCCTCAAAATGGCATATCATCTGGAATGTCAGCTAAACTCTTAGGAAAAGCATCTTTAACAGGTTCAGGTTCATTTAAATAAGCAATTAAACAACCATCTTTTAAAGAGAAAAAAGGCATAGTTTCTAGTTTAAGCATAAGCCCATTCTTAGTTTCTAAAATAACTCCTATTGATGCGTACTTTTTCTTTAAATTACCATCTTTATCTTTATATTCGTCTACTGCTGCCTTAACATAGTATTTAATTCCCATATTATTCACCTTTCATTAATTGCATTTCTACTTCCACTTCATTCAAGAACTTCAAAACTTCTTCTTCCATTTTCTTTATAAATTCTTCTTCACGCAAAACTTCTTCTATGTATAACTGTGATCGAGGAGGCATTCTTGGGTCAAATGATACAAACCAAACTGACTTAGCACCTGTGCATGACATTTGTGCTTGTATTTGGGTATAGTATTTAGATGGGCAACCATCCTTGAAATATGACCAATGGACTGCACTCTGATAAGGACACTTCAATTCGAGTAAAGAATCACCAATAACCCCATCAGGACTACAACCAAAGTTTGGGATAGTAGGGTGATCTACGAACGCAACTTGATCTACAAACACATTATGAGCAACCTCAAACGCTGTTCTAGCAGTCTGTTCATTGTCCTTGCCCCATTGCATAGCATCGTTTGTAAAGGAAGGCTCTATAACCCCTGTAACTCTTTGTAATGCTAATTCAATCAGATAATTACCTCTTGATGCTGATACACCAGTTTTTGTCTTAGCTAATACATCTGCTACTCGACTAGCTGTCACCTTGCCTCTACGAATCTCTAGCCAGGCATCTGTTCCTTGTTCTACTTCTCTATAAGCTAATGATTCAGTCATTTTTTTCCTCTGTTGTATAGAACCAATCGTTACTTGTTGTCCACTTTCTTGTGCCATCTACTGACCACTTGCGTTGTGCTGCTTGAAAATCAGGGAATTTCACTTCATTAGGGATAAGACTTTGGTCATACCATAAGCAACGATTATTAGGCTGACAAGCAAATTGCCCATTTTCTAATTGAATAAAATTAAAACTTTTATGTTCTTCAGCTTGTTCTGTAAAAGTAGTATCTAAGTCACCATCTGCACAGAAATCAACTGTAAATAAGTAATTACCAAAATGCCACTCTTTATCCTTACCTAAAAACTTGACTCCTAAGTTACGAAGTGCAATCTTCTCAATTACAGTAAATCTATAACCCATGCAATCCCATAACTGTAAGAAATCAACAGGTAAGTCACCATGATCTTCTTTCCAAACATACGCTGATATAGGCAGTTTGTCGTACAAAGCACCATAGTTAGGTAGTAGGCTTTCAATACGAAATACTTGTCCTCTAAGAGCCTTTAAACTAATCCAAACACATGGTTCTAGTTCTCCATGACCTTTAGTAAAGTTATATAAGTATTCTCTACGAACAAAACATTTAAGTGGGGGTAATGATGCAACAATAAAACTCATCTGTCGTTCCTCTCTTGTTTAGCAGCGATACACATTTCTCTAAACTTTTGAGGTATGTCTGGATGCCAACCTCCCATTAACATTGCACAATTTACCTGTGATTTTCTACCTAATTCAGTTAAAAATATGACAAATCCACAGAGTAGAATACCTATTACTATTGACCAAAAGAACTCTCGACTCATAAAATATCCTCCTTTTTATACTTGCGTTTAATGATAAAAGCTAATTTTCTTAGTGCCATTCTTTCTATTTGCTCTACCTTGAACCTTGGTATTTGCAAGATATAAGCAACTTCTTCTTGCGTAAAGTGGTTATCACTTCTGTGTTCTTTCAAACTTTTCATCTATTTTCCTCAGTAAAGATTCAAGACGATGATTCCATAACTTAGAATCTGCATTTTGTGGCCATGTAACTAAATACTCTTTGATAGTTTCAGTAACCAAGATATAGTCTATTTCTTTTTGCTTGGATAATAAAGACTCTATTTGCTCACTTATTGTCATATTAGTTCTGCCTTTCTTTTATCTTTAGCTTTACTAATACGATCTATTGCTGCCTTATCCTTGCTAAGTTCTTTATATGCTTGACCATAAGCACCTTTTAAGGTATCTATATCTAGGCACTCATTAATCATGTCGCACCAGTTAGTACATAAATCAGTTAAATCAGGAATCTCCTCATCTATTGCCTCGCTTGGTAAATCCTCTCCAGCGTAGATATAAAGACCAAGACCATGTAACGCTATTGCTTTAGCCAGACATCGTTGCATTGCTGTATTTACTGCAAAACTATCAGGGTTTGGCATCGACTTATTCTGATTATTCATAACTGGTAACTGTGCAGTCATCTTTTTACCAAATGCCTCAACTGTGCAAAACACCATCAAAGTATCACCAAAAGCCATTGGTTGATCGTAAGTCCAAGTAGCTAATGGGTCTAGTTGTAATAGCTGATCTACTGCCCATGCCCACGAAAGATAGGTAAATTTACCCTTTTTCTCTGTATGCTCATTGATGTTAATCTTGCGTAATTCTAAGTATTTACTCATCGTTTAATTCTCCATTGTGAAATTCTCGTTCGGCTTGTTGTGTAGCTAGTTTATGTGCGAAGTCGTAGGCTTTTAGATAAATGTAATTGCCTAAGCCAGTCATATCGTTTTCACTTGCAAACTCAGCCATTTGTTGATTTTCTTTAAAAGTAAATTCATTGATAGCATCAGTAATCAAGTTAGCTGGGTTGTAGTCAGTCTTAATAAGTTCGTTAGCACGATCATCAATCATTGTTTCAGCAACTTCTGCCTCATCGTATTTTGTGTCGTAGCATAACCAAGAATCAAAGTTCTTCATTAGAAACCTCCTGTTTTGTAGATATAGATAAGAGCCAAAGTAAGGCTCATTAGAACTGTAAATATAGTTCCATAGATGTAGTCTTTCATGATTAAGCCCGTAATTTGATTACACCAGAACCAAATTTTGATTTGGCATAGGCTTTAACTTGAGCAATAACATCATCATAAGAATTAGCCCAAAACTCGATTGGTGTATTTTTTAATTCTTGAACATTTGTATTAATGCACAGTTCAGAACTTTCACCCATAAACACATTTGTTTCTGGTTGATATATCCATAAATTAATTGTTTTCATCTTCATTTCCCTTTCGTTTCATTGTTTAATTTACTGCATGACTTAACTATAAACACTTAAATATCACTTGTCAACACATTTATTAAAATATTTTATAGGGGATTTCCCTAATACAAAGTGTTACAATATGTGATAGTATCATAACAGAAAAGGAGAATTAAATGGATATTTTTACTGAATTAAGACATGAATTTGGATCACT